TTCAAGGAACTCATGGCCTCGTGCCTGGCGAGCAACGGCAACTTCTACGCCTACAAGGTGTGGGCGCTGGGCGAGCTGGTCGAGCTACTGCCGATCGATCCGTCGCGCGTGGCACCGAAACTGCGCGAGGACTGGTCTGTCGTCTATGAGGTGACGTTTCCGGATGCGCGCCGCGCGGTGCTCACGCAAGACGAGCTGTGGCATGTGCGCCTGTTCGGGCGCGATGGCCTGCTCGGGCGCTCGCCGATCAGTCAGGCGCGCGAGGACATCGGCGCCGCGATCGCCGCGCAGCGCATGGGCGGCGCTTCCTTCAAGAACGGCTCGAAGCTCTCGGGCGTGCTTCACACGGACGGCACGCTCAAGGACGACGCCTACCAGCGCATCCGCGCGAGCTGGCAGGACACCTACGGCGGCGTCGACAACGCGAACAAGGTCGCCATCCTCGAAGGCGGGCTGAAGTTCCAGTCGGTGCAGATGTCGGCGGCGGACGCGCAGTGGATCGAGTCGCGCAAGATGAGCCGCAGCGAGATCGCCGGCACCTTCCGCGTGCCGCCGCACAAGATCGGCGACCTCGAGCGCGCGACGTTCTCGAACATCGAGCACCAGGCGCAGGAGTTCGTCACCGACTGCCTGCTGCCGTACCTGGTGAAGATCGAGCAGCGCATCAATGCCGGCCTTCTGCCCAAGGAAGACGTGGGCCGCTACTACGCCAAATTCACGCTCAACGGCCTGTTGCGCGGCGACGCGAAGAGCCGGGCCGAGTTCTACACGCGCATGGTGCAAAACGGCGCCATGAGCCCCAACGAGATTCGCGCGCTGGAAGACATGAACCCGCGCGACGGCGGCGACATTTACCTGACGCCGCTCAACATGGCTGTGAACGGGCAGCCCATCAAGGAGCAAAGCACATGAGCTACAAGCAGCGCATGGACTTCGGTTTCGAGATCAAGGCCGTGGGCGAGGATGGCACGTTCTCCGGCTACGGCTCGGTCTTCGACGTCAAGGATTCGGCGCAGGACATCGTGGTCCGCGGCGCCTTCGACAAGAGCCTGGCCGAGTGGAAGGCCGCGGGGCGCATGCCGCCGATGCTGTGGCAGCACCGCATGGACGAGCCGGTCGGGATCTACACCCGCATGGAAGAGGACGACCGTGGCCTGTACCTCGAGGGGCGGCTGCTGATCGATGCCGACCCGCTCGCCAAGCGCGCCCACGCGCACATGAAGGCCGGCAGCATCTCGGGCCTGTCGATCGGCTACACCCTGCCGAAAGACTCGTGGCACTGGGACAAGGACAAGCAGGCCTACATCCTGAAGGAAATCAAGCTGTGGGAGGTGTCGGTTGTGACCTTCCCGGCCAACGATGCCGCCCGCGTGCAGACGGTGAAAAGCGCGCTGGCTGCAGGCGAAGCGCCCGACGAACGAACGCTCGAAGCCATCCTGCGAGACGCAGGCATGTCGCGCAATCAGGCCAAGGCCATGATTGCCGGCGGCTACCGCGCGATCGGCTGCCGAGATGGCGGTGACACGGACGACGCCGAGATCAAAGCCGCGCTGATGGCGCGCGCTGCTTACCTTCCGGCCTGACGGCCTTCGCAACACCCCATTTCGGCCCGCCTCTTGCGGGCTTTCGCGTTTACAGGAGATTCACAGCATGAACAAAGAAGTCATCGAGCTGATCGAGAAGCAGGGCCAAGCCTGGGAAGAGTTCAAGAAGACCAACGACCAGCGCCTGGCCGACCTCGAAAAGAGCCGCGGCACCGCCGACTACGAGGCGAAGCTGTCGGCCATCAACGCCGACATCACCAAGCTCTCCGAGCAGATGAAGGAGATCGCCACCAAGCAGGCGCGTCCGGGCAACCCCGGCGCGGGCGACGTGGCCGACGCCGAGTACACCAAGGGCTTCGGCGCCTTCGTGCGCAAGGGCGACATCACCGGCATCGAAGGCAAGGCGATCAACGTCGGCACCGACTCGGACGGCGGCTATGCGGTCCCGGAAGAACTCGACCGCTCCATCCTGATGCTGCTGCGCAAGGCGACCCCGATGCGCGCGGTGGCGGGCCAGATCACGGTCGGCACCCCGGACTACAAGAAGCTGGTGTCGCTGGGCGGCGCCGGCTCGGGCTGGGTGGGCGAGACCGACGCCCGCGCCGAGACCAACACGCCGCCCCTCGCGCAGATCAGCCCCTTCATGGGCGAAATCTACGCCGAGCCGCGCGCGACGCAGCAGTCGCTGGACGACGTGTTCTTCAACGTCGAGCAGTGGCTGTCGGACGAGGTGGCGATGGAGTTCGCCGAGAAGGAGAACGCCGCGTTCGTCTCGGGTGACGGCACCAAGAAGCCCAAGGGCATTCTGGCCTACCCGAACGCCGCCACCGCCGACGGCGTTCGCGCGTTCGGCACGCTGCAGTTCGTCAATTCGGGCGCCGCCGCCGCGATCACCCCGGACGGCCTGGTGGATCTGATCTACAGCCTGCGCCGCGGCCACCGCCTGAACGCCTCGTGGATGTTCAACGGCATGACGCACGCCGCAATCCGCAAGCTCAAGGACTCGGACGGCAACTACCTGTGGGCGCCGGGTCTCCAGGCGGGAGAGCCGGATCGCCTGCTGGGCTACGGCATCGTCGAGAACGACGACATGCCCGACGTGGCTGCGAACGCGCTGCCGATCGCTTTCGGCGACTTCCGCCGCGGCTACCTGATCGTCGACCGCATCGGCACCCGCATCCTGCGCGACCCCTACACCGCCAAGCCCTTCGTCAAGTTCTACACCACGAAGCGCGTCGGCGGGATGCTGCAGGACTCCGAGGCCATCAAGCTGCAGAAGATCGCGGCGTAACGAGCACGAGGACGGCCCGCAGCAATGCGGGCCGTATTGCCATGCCCATCATCAAACTCAAGGCGCCGGTCAAGTACTCCCCGGACGGCATCACCGTGATCGACTACCCGGCGGGCGAAGCCGATATTGACGCGCTCGGCGCGGAGATCGCCGGCAGTCTCGGCCTGATCGAATCGCCCGCGCCGGCAAGCGAAGCCACTGCGCCCGCGAAGAAGGCGCCCAGCAAGGCGCGCGGCTGACATGATCACCCTCGAGCAAGCCAAGGCGCATCTGCGCGTGGATCACGACCACGAGGACGCGCTGATCTACGAGTACATCGACGCCCCGACCGCGCACGCCGAGGACTTCTGCAAGCGCCCGTTTTCGGGCACGGATGAAGCCGGTACGCCGATCACCATGCCGGCCCCGGTGCGCTGCGCGGTGCTATTGATCGTGGGCGACCTGTACGCGAACCGTGAAGGCTCGCTCGTGGGCAGCGTGTCGGACAACCCCACGGTGCAGCGCCTGCTGTGGCCGTACCGCATGCAGAGCTTCGCCTGATGCAAGCCGGCCGCCTGCGCCACCGGGTCGCAATCGAGCGCTCGGTATCGACCCGCGACGACTTCGGCGGCGTGATCGAGTCCTGGCAGGCCGTGGCGACCGTGTGGGCGGAAATCCACCCTCTCTCCGGCCGAGAATTCCTCGCCGCCCAATCCACGCAATCCGGCGTCACGACCCGCATCACCCTCCGCGAGCTGCCCGGCGTCACCGCCGCGATGCGCGTCAATCACGACGGCACGCTCTACAACATTCGGGCCGTGCTGCCCGACCCCACCCTGAAGCGCCACATCACGCTGATGTGCGAGACCGGAATCATCAAGGACTGAGATGCTGCCAACTTGCCGAGTCCACTGCGCCATCTTCGACAACGACGGCACGCCGATCCAGGGCGCCACCGTTACGGCCGCGCTAAACCGCTTCGAGGTCTATCAAGGCTACGTCGTCCCGGATGTCGAGACGGCCATCACCGACGCGGCCGGCGCCTGTGTGCTTTCGCTGTGGCCCAACGAGCTCGGCGCTACCGCATCGAGCTACGCCGTCAAGATCGTCGCGCCCAATGGCCGCACGCAGCGCCTGACGGTCACAGTGCCCAACGTCGCAGACGCCAACCTGCACGAGATCGCCAACCTGCCGCCCTACGAGGGCAAGTCGGACGGCCAACTCATCATCGACGCCGCCGTGGCGGCCGTGGCGCCCGCCGTCGCCGCCGCACAGACGGCGACCACGAAGGCCAGCGAGGCATCCGACAGCGCAACGGCCGCGCTCGCCGCGCAGGGTGCCGCACAGACCGCCGCCGCCGCCGCTCAAGGCGCGCAATCGGCCGCCGAGACCGCACGCACGCAAGCGC